TACGTCAACTTAAAATTCAGCCTGGCCAACTCAGCCCTGTGGAGGGGAATGAGGCGGGGATCACGAAATCCGAGAATGTGATCGTCCCCAGCGGCCATCACCCCGAACAGCCTCTCCCCAAGGATGGCCCAGAAGCTCTCGCGCGTCAGTGCCCAGCCGCGAAGCGCACACATCACCCGGCAATGCGCAATCATGTTGGCCGCAATGTTTGTGGCGCTGTTCGCTGACGTGGTGTCTTGTTGGCCGGACATGCGGACAGCGTCGGCCAAAAACTTCCAAAACCACACCTCCCCGTTGAGCTTCCTCGCAGCGACCTTGACCCGGATAGTGCGAGCGAAGGCCTTCCTGCTCTGCAACTCCCACAACCGGAATTCTTTCCACAATGGTTCATCCGCTGCATTGGGGAAAACTTTCAAACGGGCGTGTATCTCTGCCCACAATGACTGGTGGGTCTGGCTGGAATCAAACTTTGAAAAATCCCCCTCCATGAGCCAGGCCCACCCATTGCTCCGCGCCCAGGAAACGAAGCGCTCGGCGCTGACAACGGCGTCACTGCCGCCATTGTAGAAACACGTGTTTTCGTGGTTGCAACACTTCTTGAGGTGGGAAATGTAGGCCTTCATCCGCAGGTGGTCGACCGCCCCATAGAGCCCCGTGGGACAGAACTGAATCGCTCGCGCCGTACTGAGTGTAGAAACGGGCCAATGGTTGGGCCGTCCGGCGATGTAGTTCTGTGTTGCGTAATCTTTCTGGGGGAAGATTGATAACCCCTGGGAATCCAAGAAAAGAAGTTTTTTCTCCCACTTGGTGAAAACGGAAGTAGTGAAATGTGGGACAGTCAAGCAGCCCACGCCCAGTTGGGCAGTCTCTTTGAAGGGCTTCATGTAACGACGTATTTTTGTTTGGTCGTACCCCGCTGCCCGTAGGTCGTCTTCCAACATGCGACTGGCCTGTGGCGAATTCAGTGGGGGCAGACCGATGTGTTTCTCCCCCAAGAACCAGTCCATAACCCACTCAAAATGTTGAAAGTCGGTGTGGAAGGTGTCAGGGGGGCACGGGACGACGCCTGGTTTCATGGGTGTAAAACATCTTTGAGCGACAGTCTGCTCCATGGCCAGCGCGTCAAAAGTGTGGGTCGTGGGCGGATTCGGTATCCACCCAGCCCCGACCAAACTAGGGCCGCGACAGGGCCGAAATGGCCCGTCCATCGGGTCGCGGTGGACCGTTCTCACATTGGGTGGCAGGGGCAGACTCGACTGGCCCATCCCCGCAACGGTGGGCAGCATGAACTTGGGAACCTCGCGCATGGCATCCGGCCCGGCAACTTGCTGCACATCCAAGTAGCTCTGGACGTATCGCCGCGCATAGTCGTACCCACTGTGTTGCTGCGACCCCCCTTTGACCAACTGGCGTGTGCTGCCCACGACTCGGCCGCAGATGTGGCACCCAAAGTGCGTGTCAACACACCAATTGTGTACGGGGCACCGTTGTGCCCGCTGGCAGACCCCGCACTGACCAGTGCGGTTCGCCTCTCTGCCACATTCACACTGGCCTGTCACGAGGGCATTGAAGCGGGTCGCCCAATAGCTGTCAATGTTCTTCCCAGGGACGCAAACGAACCGCGGCGTGAAACTGTCGTCACGGACCATGCGCGCCAAAGTATCTTGGACCGTGATCCTCTCGGAGGCAACTGCAGCCATCGCTGCGACGTCGTTATTGTCGGGTATGACTTGCTGTTCCCTGGTTGCTGAACCCGCAAGGGTGGTAATGAGTGAGTAGTACGTGCCCACGTCTGGTTTGATCTCCAATTGGCGAGACATCCCGGGTACGCGCGTGCCAGCAGCAACATTGGCTGGTGTAGGGATCACCCGCCTCGTTCCTTGCAAAGTGGGCATGGCCGGCCGGCGCCTTCTCAAAGCCTGACACAGACACTGATTTGCGTAATCGGCGCAATGTGGGGCCGGTTGACGCGCAGAAACGCATGCTTGAGTGTGTGCCACTCTGTTGGACTGGTACCACCGCAAACGCCACGAAAAAGCGTTGTTGCCCTGGCCAAAGATCTTGGTGGTAATCTGGGTCTGCAGTAAGGGCTTAGTTATCAAACAAGAGCCCGTGAAATCATAGTAATCCTCCGCCGCGCGCAACCCAACAGACGTACGGAGGTCCAGCCCGTACCTGTCTATGGGTGAATCCCGAAGACCCATGTCCCAAAAAGGGAGGTGCGCTTGTAAGAACGAGCTCCACCTCTCGGAGTATTGGTACCACGCGACGCCCGGCCGGTAGCTGTTGGGCAGGGTGAGGGCAACATGCCCAGGGAGGCCGGGTGGCCCAGGCCAGAACTCGAGAAAGGCGTCAACAGTTTCCACATGAGGCTGGCCCTTGAGGTCCTGCAACGATTGAACGTCCAGCGCTGTCGACCCGAACGCCGTGTGTACCACAATAGAACGAGGGACGCACCCCGTATCCGAGGAAAAGTGCTTCATGAGAGAATTCATGCTCAGGGGGGAAAAGCTGATCGACTCGGAAATGGAAATTGTGGGTTCAATTCCCTTGACTTGGACTATGTAGTCCTGAAACAACTTGCGCGCGACAACGCCACAGAACAAACCTGATCCGTCTTCGTAGCGGTTGTACCCAGCGGGTATGGTGTACGAAACCGTGGTGTCCAGCTGTTGTCCGGTCTGGAGCGTGGAAGTGGCCGCAACCGCAACTGGGGCCAAATAGTCGGTGCGGACCACGCCCAACACTTGGCCGTCAGATGAAGAGGAAAATTTGTCGATCCGCGCTCGGAAATCTTGAAAGGACGTCTCTCCACTCGCCTTGGTGTAGGGCTGCAGAACTAAGCGAAAGTACTCTTGGTAATGGTTCAGTTGGAAGGTCAAGCTAGCCCGATAGTGCCGCAAATCCACGCGCGGACCAGTCAAGCGTGGGTCAACAACGACGATCTCGGAGGTGGGTTTGTTCATATGAATCTGGGCGCGCTCTGAGTGGATCTCGAAAAGGGCTTGCAAAATTGGCTCAATCTGTGCTCGTGCGCCCGAATTCTGCGAGTATGCTGTCCATGCTCCCACTGCGTTCCGCATCTCGTAATCGACGACCAAAGTTGAAATGGTGGAGTGGGCCGCTTCGCCTATAACCTCCGGCCGCAGTGCTGCGTGGGTCTTGACTCGCTCCCCTAGTCCGCGAACGGCATGAAGAAACCCAGCCAAACAAGCAGAATGTTGACTCGTCGCTGCAATGATGATGTCCAACATGGCTTGGTGTTCTGGGTTGGGCGCATTGGGGAACATGGGCACCAACAGTCCTGGGACAAAGCTCGAGAAGTCAAAGTCTAAGTCCCACCCCAAATCCCGGAGGCCCCTCTCGACTGCGTCGCGCGCAAACCCGTCCAACCCGGCGACGCACAAGTCGAATAAGTCGGCCAAACGAACCCCGGGCGTTTCAACGCCGCTCTGGACAAACTGGCGTGAGTAATTGCGAATGCACGCGAACAAGAAGGTCAGATGGCTCGGCCGGCAGTTCTTGAGTGGTTTGCCGGGGGTAGTAATGCTGCCGAAAAGCAGGTCCATCTGGGACACAACAGCAGTGGTCTCAACGTACATCGCATGCTCGCGAACAAGCTCAATGGAGAACCCCTTGTGTGAGATGCAAAATGCTCGGGCGGCAAGCCACAAGCGGCGCTCTCCCAAACGCGCCACCTCTGCTAGCTCACGCTCAAAGGCGGCCTGAATTTCACACCAGCCCTTGTCACGAGACGCCTCCAAGGAAGTGCGGGAAGCCTCTTCCTGGTCCAACAAGTTTGTCCCATCGACCCCGAAGTAATGGAGGTATTTGTACCAAGCTTCACTACCTCCGAGACGAAAAACTTGGGTCTTCTCTGCGCGATGCCTCTGCAAGTCGCGTCTCCCGGTTGCTACCAACATAGTCCCCTCCTTCAGTGGGTCAAGATTGGTACGGGGCTCAGTTCCGCGGCAGAAACCCACGGTGGTGGACCAAAACGGCCCAGCTCGCGTTGTGCCGGTTGCGGGATTGTCGAACGCCCAAGTCTGCGTAGAGCTATCATGGCGGAAGCGCTTCTCGGGGGCATTGGCAATCAAAGCATGAAACGGTGTGTCCCCGAGCGTACAAATGGGTATTGGGGCCGATTCCGCCGCAATGGACACCTCGACAAGTTTTCCGTCGGACCTGTCACACACGAAGGCAACGGGGTCGACTCGCCCATCTTCCCCGGTCTCACGACTCCAAAACGTAACTTGGCCGTAAAGGTCTTCAAGGGATCGGCGGGCGCTGGCCTCTTCTTCGAGCAGTGACACTAAGGCTCCAACAGAACTGGGGGCTTGAGCCCCTGGAGTAGGAGTCGGCCGCACATGACACGGAAAGAAAACCTCGGAACTAGGGGTCCCTTTGCTCGTCGCGGTGACCAAATACCCGCTGCACAAGCTCCTCACGGTAATCGCAGAAATGGGTGTCCGAACGGAACTCGCGGCATTTCCTGAGAGGACGACCAAACTGGGTGTGGCCTCGCAATGCAAAATGCGACCCTCGAGTGTGAACCGGAAGCTAGTCGGGTCGAAATCAACCGCATTCAAGCTTGTGGAGCTGATAATGGTGTGTCTTGCTTCCTTTGAGCACTCCTGTTTCCGTATCCACTCACTCGAATGATAGGGCGCAGCTGGGCCCGCCACGCCAACTATCCAACAAGGCAGGCACTTCTTCAAATTGGGGTGACACGCAGCGTTCTTGCAAACGCGGCAGTTGCCCTCTGGGTGCAGAGCAAGTATATGGGCCTGACAAAATTCACTGCCCCCCAATGTAGTTGCTCCACAAGGCGCTGAAGTGGTGTTCCCCCTAATCTGGGATTGGCATCCCAACCAATGGTTCCGCTGTGGGGTGACCACTTTCCCTTCTTCCATGAACAACTGGATGCGCTTCCGCGCCTCAACAGCTTGGCTCGGCAAATCTTTCCCGCTCACGATGACACCAATCGCTCTCTTGTTCAGCCGCGACACGCAAGAAATCCACTCAACGTAAGCCTTCTCAACTTCAAGACTCGGTCCGCGACAACCAGAACACAACCGGAACAGTTCGCCGGGCCGGACGTCAAAACGGCGGCGACAGTGAACGCACGTGTGCGCTTCGGCTGACTGGGAACTTCCACCCGCTTCAGCCACTTTGGGCTTTTGGAAGAGGGCTAAAGCCAAGTCAGCTTCACTTTGTTGATTTGTTGGTCCTGTGGGCGGAAGATCTGCGTCGATAGCGGGTTTGGCGCCACTCGTGGATTTTTTCTTCTTCCCCCCAATGGCGGTGCATGCCAACATTGCGCCGAACGGGCACGTGCTCGTGGTCAACCACTCGTTGGGGGAGTCGTCATATGCGACCCAAGCGAGAGGAGAGGTGAGTTGGAAGTGGAGCACAGCTGGGTTGTTGGGCTCTTCTCGAGTCTGCCACACCGCGGCCCTGAGTGGAGACCCTCCGGATTCGCGCCCGCGTGCGCGGGCGGCGAGGAAATCCGCTTCAGCCTCGATGTCTATTGGCTCGGTGGGGTGGGTCTCAAGTGCGTACATAGCCTTCTGGAGGGCCACCAAATAAGCAATTGGGTGGCCCCCCAGAGGCGGGCGTTCCAAACGCATCCGCACATGCAATTCACCGGTGTCGATCGCATTTGTAGCAAACCCAACGTTCTTCCCATTCCTTTGTTCAACATCCAGGAAAACCTGGTTCGTGGCGAGCACCTCAGCGGGATAGATGTATTCAATGAGCGGTTGCTGGTCAGACGCGGTTCGTGTGGCATCAAGCTGCTTGTAATGGCACTTGTAAATCCGCAAAATCTCATCGGCAACATCGACAATCTCAAATTGTGGGCGGTGGAGCGTGTGCCAAGAACGGCAGCCAAAGGAAAAAATAGTGTTCAGATACCTCACGGCTTGGGGCAAATGCATCCGCCCGTCGAACGGTGCGAGATAGTCCATGAGCGACTGTTCAGCTCCCTCTCGAGAGAATATGTCCATGGTCTTAACCAAGTCCGAAACTGCCTCAGCGGCGCTGTAGACGTGGTGACCTCGCAAGGTCCGCAAGCGCCTCACGACGTCAGCAATTTTCTCTCGAGGTGGAGCAGGGGTGCGGTGTGTCTCTTCGTCGCTAGTCCTCATGCTATCCTCAAAACGAATCGCAAACTCTGCGCAATCCCCATGGGGTTCCAAAAAGACGACCCCATGGTCGCCCACGCAAAGTTCCCCGGTCTCCACGTGGAACGTCTTCGGCAAAGCCCAAATGGGGAACTGGGCACATCCATGCCACACAACTTGCAAGGTGCCAACGGTGGCCCGGAATGACTCAACCTCGTCCGGCAAGCTCCCTTCATCCAAAACCGTCCAAGTGCGGCAATGTTCTCCGGTGGGGTAGCACAGTGAAAAACACTCGGAGGGCCGATGGACGCCGAGGGCAACCAAAAAGTCTTCCGAGCAGGCCCCCAAACAACTGACAATCTGCGCCCAAAAAAGTCGCAGAACCTTGTTCGTCGACGTGCGCACTGCCGGTGAACAAGGCAGCGTGGGCACAACTTGGCTGTGCCGGAGCTGCCAGACAGTGAACGCAACGCTGTTCTGTCCAATTGGTGGGTAAGGTACAGTGGGCAAAGACGATCCGACACCGCCGCCGTCTTGATCTTGCTCTCCCCCCTGGGCCAGCCGCTGCATGTCGCGGCGAAGGTCGTCTTCGTGGGGGTTGTGTGCTTGACGGTTGGTCTTGGTGATGCCGGTATACGTCCGAAGTCTCTGTTGACTGAAAGTAAGGTTAGGTGTAAGCCTCTGTCCATCAAGCGGTAGCCTGAGAGTCTCAGGCCTCTGGTCTTGGGCGGGCTGTCCGCCGGTACTGCTGAAAGCTGTAGCCATGTAGACCGCTTGGTTTTTGGTTTGTGCGTACAGAAACCGCCACGCCTGGCGGATCGAAGAGTAGTAGTGGAGATGTTCACGGATGACACATAGGCCAAAAAGTAATCATCGTAACCCTATCCAACAACATCAGGAATCGAAGGGGTGCACAGCTGGGAAGTGGTTGGCGGCCCACGTGGGCCCAAAGATCCTCGATTTCTTTGCTAAGACTGAGGCCAACAAAATCCCAAACCGTTCCTCTCAAGTCAAGTAGCCCAAAGACGCCCATGGGTGCGCGGCGATGCCCGCAAACAAGGGACAGAGGTGTGTTCAGCGTTGTTAGTATGCTTCGGTTTGGGAACCTAGCGGCTTAACCTGGTGTTCACTCCGCACTTTCGACTCCAAGGAGGTGCGGACCTTCCACCCGGCCAGGGATGCATGCACACAACAACTAGTTGCGACGGTTCAACTGAACACAGCGGGGTGACGCTCGGGAAGCAGCCAGAAAGCACCCGAACTCCCTCGCACACACAAGCTCTTAGGGTCTTGACATGATGGTGTTGTTGAGTAGGCCGATCAATTTGTATGTGACAAGCGTGAGAGTTGAGGGCGGTCTGCCTGTGTAAACACCGGCCCGGACGCCAGCAGACCGCGAGGACACGCCCACTGCACCTCAAAACGGGGTGGGCGTGACGAAACGATGTCCG